AAAACAACATTATAATTAAGTCTGATGTAGTATCTTACATTGAGTCTGACTTATTAAATATTGAGGATAATTTTTACCTAAACAAACCCAACGACCCATTTTTTTTAATCCGTATATATCTTCTTTATCTAATCCTAGATGATACTGTAAAAGATATTTTAAAGCGTTAAATGATGTTGATTGAGGGAATACAACAAAATGCGTCGACTCATTCATTAATAATCTTGTTTTTTTATAATTAGTGAGATAATGAGTGAGACAAAGCATAGTAGTATTTGTGTGACGCCCTTGAATTGCTAAATCATCAATTAATTGTTGGATAATTTTTCCAGTCTTTCCTTCAAATGTGTCGTAGTCATCAAGTATAATCATACAATCTTTAAATTCATTTATAGAAGGATAATCATCAACTAATGATTCGACATTTATTCTTTTAGGTGGATTTGGTTTCATAGAATCTAATGTCGCGTCTTCTTGTAGTTTTGATATTAAATAAACCTCTCTATTTGGAAACATTTTTTTATATTTTTCAGCCAGTCCTTTTGCTATATGTGATTTACCACTTCCGGAACTTCCGGTGATATACCAAACAGTGCGAGTCTCTGGATTAGATGGTACGAGTAATTCAAATGAACCATCATTTAAATTAATTGTTTTATCATTTTTATCATCATCTATTATTTTTTCATATAATTTTTTAATTGTTTCAGTTTCAATTAAATTATTAGGTTCTATATTCTTATTTTTCGCTTCTTGAAGTTTATTTATTATACTCACACTATTTCTATGTGTAATTTTTAATTTTTTAAATTCTTTTTCATAATCTATTTGATTTATTTTGTTATTGATTTTCTTAGTTGGATAGTCTGCGGTGTTTAAAAAGACAACCTCTTTATTATAAATTCCACCTTTAATAACAGCTATTGGAACTCCTTTTTCTTTCTCTTCAAAAGTTAATGACGGCATATATATATAATATAGTAAAAAAAAATAAAGTAAAATAATAAAATAATAATTGATTTATACGGTAAAAAAAGACGAAAAAATGAGTTTTTTATTGAAAGAGATAACCATATATAATGGGAGGATTTTGCTTTTTTTTTTATAAAATTTACATAAAAAAAAAAAAAAAATAAAATTAAAAAAAAAAAAAAAAAAAAAAAAAAAAAAAAAAAAAAAAAAAAAAAAAAAAAAAAAAAAAAAAAAAAAAAATAAATAATTTTTATAAAAAAAATGAAAAAAAAAATGGGAAATCCTCCCATTGGATATGGTTATCTCTTTCAAAAAAAAACACTACTTTTCTCACTATTCTACTAAGATGTAAATTATAAAGTAAATATAAAAAGTAAAAATAAAAAATATATTTTATGATGTATAACCTTCTATATTTATAAAATTTCTTTTTTAATATATAAATATTATTTTTAGACGGTTTTTGTTTGTTTATTCATTTTCTATTTTTTAAGTATAAAGATTTTTACTGTAATCATAAAAGACGGATAAAATTACTTTAAAAAAATAAAAAAACTTTTAGAAATATATAAAATTATATATCTTTAAAAAGTTTAAGAAAATAAAAAACCTTTAGAAATATATAAATTAAAATGTTTAAAAAAATTTATTTTATACTCTATAGTATATAATGGTTTTTCAATCAGATGTAAAATTAAATTTGTTCTACGACGTCATCCCTTTCGATATACAAAATTATATTCTAGAAATAAGAAAAACAAACCGGATAATTGAAATTAAAAACGCATTAAAAGACTTATTTAAAGTTAAAAGAAATGAAGAAATATATTTTAAAGAAGATATATGGAAAATAAAAAGAACATCGGTGAAAAGTTATTTAAAAATTCCAGATGTTGTTGCAATAATAAATGCAGAATATGTGTGGGATGAAGACGAAGACCCACCAATGTTGGTGAATTATTATCAAGAATACTGGGGTAGTAGAGATTTTAAAGAAGTGATGAGAAATCAAGGCTTACAATTTGAATGGTATGACGAAATATGGGGAATAATAAGAATAAAAGATGTTAAATTAAATTATGATTTATTACTTAAAAAAGAAGAACATATATCACCAGAAGAAAGCAGCGATGATGAAGAAGAAAAAAAACACAAAGAAGATATGGTTGATAAACTAGTTGATTTATTATATTTAGAAGGTATAATGGATTATAGAATTGAAAATGTTAAAAAGAAAATAGACGAAATGAAAAAATCAAATGCATTAAAACAATTTAAAAAACAAAATAAAGAAAAAGAAGAAGAAGAAAAAGAAGAAGACGATGAAATAAAAACAATTAGATGGACTCGAATTCTAAAAAAAACTGAAAAAGAAAGAAAAGAAAAAGAATATGTTTATAATAAATTAAAAAGAATGTTTAAAGAAAATTATTTAAATTCTAAAGAGTTTAAATATATAGTTGAAAATGATGAAATAATAGAATTTATTATTTTAAAAGATAGAATGAAATTTTAAAAATAAAAAATATAGAAAAAAAAAATAAAATTATAAATAATTAATATTATAATTTTATTTTGTCATTTAGTTTATATATATATAATGTCTTCTAGTGATATCGAGAAATTGAGCGTTTTTGACGATAGAATAGTCCAGATGGCTCCTAAATTTGCAGTAGAAAAAGGTGCATTATCTCTTACCAATTCACCATTCAGTGCGATTGCAGCTAACGGCTCACAGCATACGTACCAGATTCAAGTACCCAGTGAAAATGTGTTTGTTGACCGTCAGCTTGAGTGGTCTTCTACTTGTTTTTTATCGGTGACTGCTACAATTGCTGGGACATTCGTTTTAAATGAACCAGTATTAAATTTCGGGAGAGACTGCGCTTTGGCGCCATTTCCACTCCATTCATTAACACAAACTTTAACGGCTACAATTAATGACACAACAACAACAATGAATACAAACGATGTATTAAGAGAGGTGTTGCGTATGACTGATCTTAAGAAAAACAGAGAGCAGCGAACTTGTCCTACGTATTTAGATAATTATAGAAATTATGACGACGCATTTGGAACTATTAATTCACCATTAAATGGATATGATAATGCTACAACATCTGAACTTGTAGGAAATGGTGCATTCAGTGATGTATTTTTTACAAATGCGAATGGTGCTCCATTAGTAGGAAATGGTAGTTATCAAATAGGTGGCGCCGGTCAAGTTTATAACTATGTTAATGGTATCCCAGTTGGAGTCACCGACATTGCTAATCCACTTGTTATGCTCCTTGTTTATCCTTTATTTTTTGCTTTTAAATCGACTGAAAAAATTATATTATCGCCTTTTATTTTCTCTGATATAAATGAAAACGAGACGGGGCTCTTTGGTATTCAGAATATCCAGCTGGTATTTAATATGAATAGCCCAAATCTAACTGGTTTAAATGGTAGAGTATTAAGAAGCACCACTTTTGGTGGTAGAACATTATCTAATTTATCATATAATACATCGACGACTGTTAATGGTAATCAGACACCATTCACTGGTTCCGTTGTAAATGTTCAGTTTTTAACCCCATCGTTGGATTTAGCATTACCGCCTAAATCTATTGTAAATTATATGGAATTTCCCAGATATGTCTCTGCTGTCGGTTCTTTAAATGCGGCATCTCAAACTTTGGCTGTCAGTGCAAATTCTCAGACAATAACACTCCCACAAATTCCAGATATGATGATTATTTATGTAAAACCATTGACATATGGTTTAACTGACGCTGATTTTTATTATCCAATTAGAAAAATATCGATTAACTTCGACAATTATAGTGGTCTATTATCGAGCCATACTCCAGAGGAACTTTATAGAATGAGCTATTCAAATGGTCTCCATATGGATTATCAACAATGGTCGGGTTCTGGTAAATTAGGTTCATCTGGAGCAAATGTACCATTGACTGGTGGCTTTCTCGTTTTAAAACCATCCAAGGACATCGTTTTACAAACGGGTCAAGCTCCATCGTTGGTTGGCAACTTTACTTTTCAATGCCAAGTTGATTTTTTTAATACAAATCCAATAGGAGCACCAGTTTTAACCAACGCTAATCTTTGGATTATAACTGTTAATTCTGGATTTTTTGAAACTGTTAAAGGCTCATCTAGAATTTTAAAAGGAATTTTATCAGAAAGTGATATTATAAATGCACCTATTGCAACTACACAAGTCAGAAGTGAGACGAATAGAATAATCGGTGGTGCTTCGTTTAAAAATATGTTAAGTAATGCATTATCAAAAGCTCAAAGCATAGCGCCTATAGTTAAAATGATGGCTCCTCTTATTAAACCTATGCTCCCTCAACCAGCACAATCTGCTATGTCTGCGATTGGTTATGGTGCAACCGGCGCGGCAGAAACTGGTGCTGGAATTACCGGTGCTAGATATAATAGAAATAAAAGTTTAAGTGCTCGATTAATGTAAATTAAAAATAAATTTTTAAAAAATAAATATTCTAAAAAAAATATATATATAATTTTTTTATAACTATAATTATATATATAATGGCTACAATTAATATTACACAAAAACCGGGTGCTACTGGTATTCCAACAATTGACGCTCAATTTAAACATATAAGATCATATGGTACAACTGAATTAAAATCTGCAGTTTATATCGATGCATATAATGCTGCACAACCAAACGCTAGGGCTCTAGGAAATGTTGGCGCTGCTGGATATATTGAAATAGGTTGTAATCAAAAAAGTAATCCAGTCGGTCTTTATGGAAAAGACACTCAATTTAACGCGGCTAACCCTAACAGAGGTAAATTATCAATTAAACCAAATTTTGGTGCTGCTGATTTGACAATTGAAACTGACGAAATGGTGGGCATTGGTTCTGATAATACAAACTCTGTTGGTAAAATTATGCCTACCGGAATGTGGGTTCGTAGTAAAAATGAGGCTGGGACTGGATATAATGCTGCTTTTTCACTTACTAATATTCCAGATGGTGGAGCTGCTGCTGGTAAAGTATATACATCAGTCTGTAATGCTACAACTGATGCAAATCCCGGACAATACAATATGTATTTAACTGATATTACCGCTAGTGTTGAGAGTAATGTTAATGTTATTAGAATTCAACCAACTAGTGCAACTACCGCTAATTATACAATAGCTGCACCACCATCAACTGCTAATGCACCCAGTATTTTTTTAATTGGTAATGTTGATGTAAGCGGTAATCATAATATGAATGGTGTTGTTGATATAAGTGGTAGTGTTAATATAACTGGTAATACTGCTATGACTGGTAATCTTAATATAACTGGCAATACTGTTATGACTGGTAATCTTAGTATAGTTGGAAATCTTATTATTTCGAGTAGTCTTTATGTTGGTTTAGTCGCTTTAACGAATTCCGGTGGAGCATCAACCGCCACCGTAACAATAGCCGGTATGACTGGTACCGCCGTCGTTATGCTTACTCAAACTAGTATTGGTGGTGGTACCCCACTTCCCGATTTATTATATACTGCATCTAACGGACAATTTATCATTTCAACTACTGCTACATCTACTGCACAAATCGCTTATAATGTTATTAAATTATAAAATATTATTCATTTTTAAATAAAAAGGTTTAGTAAATTTTTTTTTCTATATTACAGTATATAATGGAAACTAAAAATTTAAATAATAATATGATAGTAAAAAAGATTTTAAAAGACGGAACTGAAAAAATATACGAATACGACCAAAAAGAATATAATAAAAAATATTATGCAAAACATAAAGAAAAACTAAATAAATCAATTGAATGTCCGGTGTGTAAAGGGACATACTGCATAATGTCAAAAGCTAAACATATGAAATCAGCTCGTCATTGTAAATTTATAGAAAAACCAAAAGAAGAAACAAAAGAAGAAACAAAAGAAGAAACAAAAGAAGAAGAAACAGAAGAAGAAGAAGCCAAAAAACAATTTATACAAACGAATTATGAATCTATACTAGCAAATAAAAGAACATATATTTAATAAAATTTTAATTATAATATAATATAATATAATTAAAATGTCAATACCTTTAGACACTGATTTATATAATCAAATAAAAAATGAGGTATATCAAGAATATCCGAAACACTCGGCTTATCGTTCAATGTTGCTCGTTAAAAAATATAAAGAAGCTGGTGGGAAATATAAAGAAAATGAAAGAAATAAAATGAATACTACAAAATGGCTCAAACAAGAATGGACTGATGCGAATGAATATTACAGAACAAAAAAAACTATACCTTGTGGTAGTCAAAATACTATTGAATTATATAATGAATATCCATTATGCCGTCCTTTAAGTATTTTAAAAAGATTATCAAACGAACAACTAAAACAATTAATAGACGAAAAAAACAAATTAGGAAAAAAACATCTTATAACGTCTAAAGTATTAAATACAGATATTTATAATATTAAACCTTCTTTAAGTGGTTGTGCTGTTAATATTGGATTTATAAATCAATTAGAAGGTATAGGTTTAAATTATAATGATTATTTAAAAAAAGCAAGACAACAAGCAAAAAAAAACGGATACAATGAAAAAAATTTATTTATTAGTGATAAAAAACCTTATAAATTAATGATTATAGATAATGAAAATAAAAAGCGATATTTTGGAAGAGCTGGTTATAATGACTTTATAATATATAAATATTTAGAGAGTATAAATGAAGTAGAAAAAGGATACTCTGACAGAATGAGAGATAGATATATTAAATCACATTCAAAAATTAAGGGTAAATGGAAAGATGATGATTTTAGTCCTAATATGTTAAGTTTATTGATTAATTGGTAATATATAAAATATATTTTTTTAGGGAGGATTTTTACTTTTTTTTTTTTTTTTTTTTATAAAAATTTTTATTTTTTTTTTATTTTTTATTTTTATTTTTTTTTTAATTTT